CGGTAGATATTGTCAGCCTGTGGCGCTTCCACAAACGAGTGAACAAGATGGTGAGTATCTGTCTTTGCAGGTAACGGATGGTCAATCTTGAATGATCCAGAGCCTTTTGAAATAGAGCCACTAAATACGCCATTGCCTGTCATGTTAAACTGACTAGCACTCATAAAGGCTTTTTGAGATCCTCCTATAACAAACCCAATGTTGTCTGCTGAGTTGTTTTGGAACCCAGTATTTGGATCGCTAATAAAACTAATACTGGGGATTGTAGATGTACCAGAACTAAATAAAGTTTGACCGCTATCTATTTGCACCATAGAGGTATATGTACCTGCTACGACTGCTTGAATTGTTATGCGGCCATCTTCTGTTCCACTTGTTACATCTGCTGATTCCACAAGAATTCCAGCAAACTGCTCCGCATTTCCAGCAGAGTCTTTACCAATAAACCTTATTTCGCCTACATCATCATTATCAGCAGGACTATCAGAATGTTTATCAAGAAGTAAAACAGGCGCACCAGAACCAGCATTTGTATTTCTAATTCTTACATTAGTATTAGAATCAGCACTCAACACCTCTAAGTGGTCGCCTGTTTCAACAGTTGTGCCACCTATAGTAACGACATCATGTTCACCATTCACAAACAGCATATGGGTGTTGTTGTTTGACTCAACGCGAAAGTCAGTGTCTTGGCTTGCCTCATTCACTACTACTTCGGTAGTGCTGTTTATTTTGAATAGCTCGTGACCGCCATTCTCAATCGTGAAGTTAGGCCCATTGCCGCGTAAGGTCGGTGGGTTAGATTGGTTGTTGTCTATAAGCTGGATTGCAGCGTTGCTACCAGTGACATCCACCATCGCATGATCGCTACTGTTTCCCAGACGAATTTTTCCATCGCCATTAATGCGTAATCTTTCTTGGTCATTCGCAGATGAGCTTGAGGTGGAAAGAGTAAGATATGCGGCCTCGCCTACCGAACCATCAGATTTCATTCTCATGCCGCCAACAACGCCAGCACCCGCGCCAGAGCCATCAGTCTTCTCAAACTCGACACCACCGATAAGCTGGTTTGCTCCCAGCGATGAGTCAGTGTTTTCGAGTCTGATTACGGCTGTATCTGCTCCAGCCAAATGCAAAAGCGTGTCGGGCGATGACTGGCCGACTCCCACGTTGCCATCGCCCCGTATTCGCATAATTGTGGTGTTGTCGGCCTTCCGAAACTCCGCTGCGTAGTCCGACGACGATGTTCCAGCATCTACAAGAAGACCAAAGGATTGGTTGCTTGTTGTTCCAG